CGTCCAATGCCAACCCGGCTAATACGAACCCGGCGAACAACGCACTCGTCCACTCTGGCACGATCAAGATCCCCGCCGCTGGCGAAATACGCTCCGTGTCCCTACCGAACGAGCCCACCCGTACGACTCAGAACGCAATGGAACTCGGTCTACTCGACCAGGAAAACGGCAAGGCCAAGTACCTGGTATGTCTCTCTAACGGTGTTACCGTTGATCAAGAGTCTATCTTCCTTGGTTGGTCTGCGACCGACTACTACAAGGCTGCCGTCTAATAGCTAGCTAGCTCCTTGGTGTTCCTGCGCCTGCGGCATCACCAACTACGAAGGCAATCCCTAATACAACTTTATTCAAAACCACTATGCAATACCCGGCGTCCCCTGCGCAGTTATTCGAGCCCGCGACGCCAGTCCGAGGATGGGGGTTACGTACCCCTAAGAAATCCACGGACCCGGAGGGCGCGATACGCATCGCGGTGGTTTTCTTAGGGGTACGTAACCCCCATCCTCGGACTGGCGTCGCGGGCGACCTCAGGCTCAGATGCACTAGAACGAAATGTGTTTTGTTGGGTAGGCCAACGAAGTCTTAATTGAAAGTGCTCAGGAGTCCAATATTACCTCCTGAGCACCCCTGATCACTTTGGCCGCACGAGCCGTCGCGGCCAACACGGACTGTCTTAGCCGTCCGTCACGATCACGGGGTGCCAATTCGACCACGTCACACCTACGGTCGAATTGCTCCCACGGTTCCCCCTCTTGACGAACGTATACGTCGCGCGGGTGACGTATACTTGAGATCAAGAGCCGTTTCGCCAGAAATGGGACGGGCTCCCGCCCACGTCGGGAAACCGATAGCGGATATCTGTCCATCAGGCGGAGCATGTACGCGAACGATATCTGCCCGCGGAACTCGTCCATGATGACGGTCTCCTGACCCTTGTACCCGTCCCACCACTTCAGGTCGGCCTCGCATAGAGACTTGACATAGTGTGTGTCTGGGTCGAATCCCTCGAAGCACGTACGGGACTTGTAGGAACCACTCGGTCCCGTGTACCACGTCCCCTTGGTCATCTCCGTTCGATAGCGCTGTCTTAGCGATATGTCCTCGATACGCTCCATGGTCCTACCATACATGTGGAACATATGCGGGTTCTCCACCGCAATCTGGTCGACGGTAATGTCGCCCTTCATGAGCTTCTCCTTGGTCTCGTCCAAGTCCCCGCGGAACCCTGCCTCCGGCTTCTTGCCGAACGTCACCAGCTCGTTCTCCTTCGAGCAGTAGTAGTCGTTCTCATCCACGCTGCCCCACATTGGCTCAACGCGGCAATGGGTAGGCCCGAACCAGTTTCCCATCTGGTTAAGCTTGCGAGGCCCCCAGCACACGTTACCTCTGAGATACATGAACAACTGATGGTGTTCTTTTCCGGTCTTAGGACACTTCTCAGCTCCATAGGCCAGCCACTTGATATGGCCCTCCTTCATGAGCTCGCGATAGTCGCAGTCGATATTCCACTGGGTCACGATGAACCACCTCACTTTTTTGGGACGTCCAATGTTCCGAAAGTCAGGCATTCTGAAAATGAATTCAAATTCAAATTAGAAAATTGTCACTATATATAGTGGGACGCAATTGTTGAAATGCCGTATGCCCGCCGTCGCCCCCGCGCCCGCCGCCGCACGACTTACCGTAAGCGCACGCTTTCACGCAAGAGTATCCGTCGCCGTACCTCGGCTAAGGCGCAGTCTCGCCAGATTTCGCAGCTTGCTCGGCAAGTGTCTAAGATCAATCGCACCAACTACGAACGATTCAGCACAAGCTGGCAACGTGACAACCTGACCATTGAGACCTTGCTCACTGCAGGCACACCCTACATCTGTCCCATTCCGTACATGGCTATGGATCCGGATGACAAGTACAACCCGGGAAGCGGGATCACCACCCAGTGGCGCGACAGCCTCCAGATCGCCACCCAGCCGTACTTCACTAAGAAGATAGTCTTCGGCTGCTCCGAACAAGCATACAACACGCCTGTCCTCGAGCACACGGGCGGTATGATCAAATGGCAAATGACATCCACCGAGCCGAACATGTCTAAAGTTACTTTGGCTCTTATCTCCCTTAAGGACGCCCAGAGCGACCAGAAGACAGTCGATAATAATCTACTTGGGGACTCTACTGTACCATATGGCCCTCCTACCTCCGCCGATGGGATAATCCGCGACGTCGATTACCACCTCCACACTGGTGTAGGCGCTGCCGGCTCTGCCGATACCTACTTCGGTGCCACTTTCAACCGTAAGTACTGGAATGTCCACTACCAGCGGGAACTTACCTTTGGTCACCCCGGTGCCACCAACATCCCGTCCAATGCCAACCCGGCTAATACGAACCCGGCGAACAACGCACTCGTCCACTCTGGCACGATCAAGATCCCCGCCGCTGGCGAAATACG